CGGGGTTTTCGGGGAGTTATCCCCCGGGGGGATATACGACAGCCACCCACGGGGCGAGGGAGTGGCTTAAATTCCCCAAAATTATAAAAAGACCTTATTTAAGATAATTTCTTATCCTTTTTGTATTGACAATCCTCTCTCTTTGTGTTATAATAACACCATAAACCAACAAAAGGAGGACTAATCATGGTTAAGAACAATATTGAACTCGATGTAAAGGTGAAGTGCCTTGAAGCCGGAATGACCCAGCAACAGGTTGGAGAAGCTATCGGCACGACAGGTCAGTATGTCAACCGAGTTCTGAAAAAGACAGAGGGTATCGTGAACAAGACCTTTGTTCAGATGATGGAAGCTCTCGGATATGACATTGAGCTTACCTATGTGAAGCGTGAGAAGTAGTAAAAGTAGTTGAAAATCGGTTTTTGCGTAGACTTTTGCCTTATAGACCCCCTTCTAATGAAAGTTACCGCAAAATCAAGATTTGAACTACTTTAACTACTTCAAAATCGAGAAAAAGATTAAAAGATAACACGATTTGTGTTATAAGGAGGTGATTATCTCGTGAAGAAAGCGATTGGGTATGTCCGTGTGTCAACCGAGGAACAGTCGGGTGACGATAAATACGGTATAGAAATCCAAAAACAGGCTATTTTGTCCTATGCTCTCACCCATGACTACGAAATTGTCGAGTGGTGTGTCGATGTGATAAGCGGTGCAAAGGACAATCGCCCGGAACTCGACAGGATTCTCTACCAATCAGACCAGCTTCCGAACCATGACGCTGTGATTGTCTTTAAGAACGACAGAATGGCTCGTGATACAAAACTGTACTTCTACTATTTTTACACACTGGAAAAGAGGAACGTGTCGCTTCTCTCCACCGAGGAAAAGTTCAGCGAGGGAGACGATTTCGCAAACATCTACCGTTCTCTGCTAATGTTCGTTGCTGAACAGGAACGAAGAAATATCACTCTCCGTACTGGCAGAGGTCGTGTGAGCAAAGCCAAGTGTGGCGGCTACTCGGGCGGCAATAAGCCTTATGGGTATTATGTGGTAGATGGACTGCTTTTGATAAATCCCGAGGAGCGACCCATCGTGGAGCTGGTGTTCCATGAGTACGACAGGGGTACTTCTCTTACCGATATTGCAGAAATGCTCTATGAAAAGGGCTATCGCACTCGTAAGGGTAAGCGATTCCAAGTGTCTACTGTCCGAGGGATTGTTGCAAACAGAAAATTCTATCAAGGTATGTACAAATATGGAGATATGGACTGGGTACGAGGAGTACACAATCCTATCTTGACTGGAGGTGCAATATGAAAAAGATACTGTCGATTGTTCTTCTGCTCGTTCTCATGCTGACCGGGTGTAGTAGCGAGCCGGAACACACTCTCTCATTCGTTGAGGGTAAACGAGTAACAGTTGTCGAGCGAGATTGTGTCGCTGTGTTTACCCAGTACACGAACGGTAGCTCTGAAACAGCTATCCCGGCTGATTATCTGTCAGTTAAGGCTTTCCAAAATGGAGTTGAAATCCCATGTATCGTACCAACAGGCGAAAAGACCGAGGGGTATATCCAGTGTGACACCAGTGTACAAAGTGGTGTGACTGCTGATGTTGTATGGCTTTTTGAATTGGAAGACACTTCTCCTGTTTCGGTTGAGTTCTCTGACGGACAGACATTTGAGATTCAGCTTGTAGAGGAATAGCCTATGAGAGTTCCGAGAAGTTTTCTTGAGGGATTTATCATGTTCCTGTTGATGATTCCGATTGCAGTGTATTATCTCATTAAGTGGATTATCAAAGGAATAGCAACACTAATAATTATAATCAAGAATTGATGTTAAGTGGGTGCGTTATCGCACAGAGATTTAGGTCTCTGACGGTAACGCACTCTTTTTGTTTACTGGAGGTATTATGAAGCAATTACTCAAACAGATTTATACCGAGATTGAGAATAATCCCACAGGCACACGAGCCTATGAGGATTTATATTATATGAGCAAAGAAGCGATGAAGACCAATACTGCTCTCGGTGTAAAATACCTCAAGCTCCTGTCCGAAATGATTATGAATCGTATTCCGATTACGAAATCTGACAAGGACTTGAGATTTCTTTTTGGTCTTCATAAAAGGGTGTTACTCACAGCCGCACCCCATGATTTTGACTGCTACCTACTCTATGTCGAGTGGAACAGAGAACCCGACAAGAAGTTCTATCCCCCTCGAAGACCTGTGCTGAAACAGGTGGTGGACGCATTACAGGAGCTTGCTGACGATAAGCTGGACTTGCTGGCTGTCTCTCTCCCTCCGGGTAGCGGTAAGACCACTCTCGCTATTTTCTATCTGACATGGCTTGCCGGAAAAATCCCCAACGAGCCTATGCTCACTGGCTCTCACTCCAATGCTTTTATCCGAGGAGTGTATGACGAGTGCTTGCGTATTTTGGAAAAAGAGGGTGACTACCTGTGGCATGATGTTTTCCCCGAAATCAATGTGTCCAGTACCAATGCAAAGGATTGTCGTATCGACCTCGATAAGAGACAGCGTTTCGAGACCCTTGAGTTTACCTCTATCGGTACTGGTAATGCTGGTCTGTACCGAGCCGCTACTCTCCTGTACTGTGACGATTTGGTGTCGGGTATCGAGGTTGCATTGAGCAAAGAACGACTGGATAAACTGTGGGAGACCTACACCACTGACCTTCGACAGAGAAAAATCGGAGACCATTGTAAGGAACTCCACATCGCTACTCGCTGGTCGGTTCACGATGTAATCGGTAGACTTGAGCGAGAGTACATTGATAGTGACCGAGCGAAATTCATTGTCGTTCCGGCTCTCGATGAAAACGATGAATCGAATTTCGATTATGCCTATGGTGTCGGATTCTCCACTCGCTTCTACCATGAACAAAGGAACATCATGGACGATGTGAGCTGGAGGGCTTTGTACATGAACGAGCCTATTGAGCGAGAGGGTCTTGTCTACTCCTCTGACGAGCTTCGCAGATACTTTGAATTACCTTCAGATAACCCGGACGCTATTATCGGTATCTGTGATACAAAGGACAAGGGAGCTGACTATGCCTTTCTTCCTGTGGCTTATGTGTTCGGACAGGATTACTACATTGATGATTGTGTCTGTGATAATGGTCTCCCGAACATTGTGGACGCTCGATTGACTGAAATCCTTGTGCGAGACAAAGTGAAAGCCTGTCGCTTTGAATCTAACTCCGCTGGTAGGCGAGTTGCCGAGAAGATACAGGAAGAAGTCAAGAAAAAAGGCGGTATCACTCATATTACGACCAAGTTCACCACAGCCAATAAGGAGACAAAAATCATCGTCAACAGTGCGTGGGTCAAAGAGCATTGTCTGTTCAAGGACGCTTCTCTCTATCAGAAGAAGTCGGACTATGGAAAAATGATGGATATGCTCTGCTCCTACACTGTTGCTGGTAAGAACAAGCACGATGATGTTCCCGATGGTATGGCTATGCTGGCAGAGTTCGCACAGAGCTTGTCTGCTGGCAAGGTTGAGGTTTTCCAGCGTCCGTGGTAACAATATAAAGATTGACCTATCGCACTTTCTGTGGTGAAATACCATATTTTGTGTGTAAAACTATTGACAAACACAAGATATTGTGGTATAATACTATGTGAAAATGAATAGGTATATTTATGTGGGTGCATGATTGCACGAGGTTTTAGTCCTCGAAGCAGTTATGCACCCATTTTTATTTTGTTCAGAAAGGAGGGGCAACCGAGCGTGGCAAATCAAGTTGATACTACAAAGGTTTTGAGTGAAACTCGTTTAATGAGTGGTAGACGCACTATCAAGACGAGTGTTTCCAAAATCACAAAAGACAATGTACAGGAAGTGCTTTTCAAAGCTCTTGAGACACACAACCTAAACCGAAGCGAGATTGACTATCTCTATCGTTATTACAAGGGAGAACAGCCTATCCGTTATCGAGTTAAGGAAACACGCCCCGACATCTGTAACAAGATTGTAGAAAACCGAGCTAACGAGATTGTCTCTTTCAAGGTAGGTTATCTCTGTGGTGAACCTATCCAGTATGTCAGCAGAAATGGCAGTGAGGAAACTGTTAAGGCTATCAATGCTCTTAACGAGTTCATGTTCGCAGAGGATAAGGCGAGCCAAGACCAAGAGCTTGTTGAGTGGCAGATGATTTGTGGTACTTCCTATCGTCTCGTTCTTCCCGATAAGACAGGTGAACAGGACGAAGCACCTTTTGAACTGTACACTCTCGACCCGAGAGACACTTTCATCGTGTACTCTAACGAAATCGGTAACAAGCCGATGATGGCAGTTAAGTACAGCACCGATGAATATGAGAAAATCCGTTATTCCGTTTATACCGAGGATTCCTACTTCTTTATTGACGAGGGTGGTATCAACGAGGAGAAATCTAAACCTCACATTTTGGGTATGATTCCGATTTTTGAGTACCCGGCGAACAATGCCAAGCTGGGTGCGTTCGAGGTTGTTCTTCCTCTGTTGGACGCTATCAACAATATGGATAGTAACCGTATGGACGGTATCGAGCAGTTGGTACAGGCATTTATCAAGTTCATTAACTGTGAGATTTCCAAAGAGGAATACGAGGAGTTCTTGAAACTGGGTGCTATCAAGGTTAAGTCGGTGGACGGACAGAACGCCGATGTGGGTGTGGTAACGAGCGAACTCAATCAAACACAGTCGCAGACCTTGAAAGATGATATTTACAATGCTGTTCTGACAATCTGTGGTATGCCGAACCGAAATGGTAAGGCTTCCACTTCGGACACTGGTTCTGCTGTCATTATGCGTGATGGTTGGTCTGACGCAGAAGCCCGAGCAAAGGATAGCGAAAATGTCTTCAAGAAGTCCGAGAAGAAAATGCTCAAGCTGGTGCTTCGTATTTGTCGTGAGCTATCAGATGTGAAACTGTACCTCAAGGACATTGACATGAAGTTCACTCGTAGAAATTACGACAACATTCAGAGTAAGTCACAGGTGCTTGTCTCCATGCTGAATTGCGACAAGATTCACCCCCAGCTCGCTTTCCAACATTCGGGTATGTTTAGTGATTCCGAGGGTGCTTACAGCATGAGTATGAAGTATCACGAGGAGCAGAAACAGAAAGCCCTTGAGGAACAGCAAAAGCTGATGGAAAAGACTGACCCCGAGGACGATGATAACAAGAATATTTAAGCGGTAACGCTTTGATATAGGCAGAGAAGCCTTAAATCGCAAACGGTAGAGAAACCGAAAATCGCAAAATTAAGAAGTCAGAGAAGACATGAAAACGCAAGGAGGAGTTTTAGCATGAAAATTGATGTAACAAAGATTGAAGGGTACGCCGAAATGTCAGCAGAGGAAAAGCTCAAGGCTCTTGAGGAGTTCGATATGCCCGACCCGGATTATTCCGGCTATGTGAAGAAGGACTTGTACGACAAGACCGCTTCCGAACTGGCGGCGAAGAAGAAAGAGCTGAAGGACAAGCTCTCTGATGATGAAAGAGAAAAGCTCGAAAGAGACCAAAAGACACAGGAGTTACAGGATAACTACGACAAGCTGTTGAGAGAATCCAATATCTCCAAAGCTACTGCAAAATTTTTGTCACTGGGTTATGACGATAAGCTGGCGGCAGAAACAGCAGAAGCCTATGTCGATGGTGATACCGAGAAAGTCTTTGCTAATCAGCAGAAAGCACAGACAGCTTTCGAGAAGAAGATTCGTGCGGAAGCTCTCAAAGATACACCTTCCCCTACTGGTGATGGGGATAACAAGTCTATGACACTTGAAAAGCTCCGTAAAATGTCTCCACAGGAACGACATGAGTATTCTGTGAAGAATCCACAGGAGTATAAAGCACTCTACGGAGTGACCGAGTAATTTAAGGAGGAAAGAAACAATGGCACATAAGATTTATGATAATTTCTATCTCTCCAATGAGGTAGAAGACCAGTTTAACTCCCACTTGAACCTTCAGCAGTTCTGTACTGTTGATAACTCTCTCGTGGGTACTGCTGGTATGAAGCGTAAAATCAATGTTTACAAGGCTACCGATGGTACTGAAAAGCTGGCTATGGGCGAGGGTAACTCCAAGTCTATCGAGGTTAGCTATTCTGAACAGGAGTACGAAATTCTGCTCGCACAGAACAGATTTGAATACTACGATGAACAGGAAATGACTGACCCTATGCTCGTACCTGTCGGCACTCGTCACATGGGTACGGATATGTTCAACACTGTAAATGCAGACATTTTCGCAGAGTTCAACAAGACTACTGTTGCTCTTGCGGCTTCTGATTACGGTTTTGGCACTTTCGCTGACGCTGTGGCGAAACTGAACATTGAGGAAACTGACAACGACCCGGCACAGGTTGCTCCTCGTTGCTTTGGTTTCGTAAATGCGGCTGACATGGCAGAGATTCGTAAGGCTCTCAAGGACGAGTTGAAGTATGTTGAAGCCTTCGCTCGTACTGGTTATGTTGGCACTGTCGCTGGTGTGAACCTTTACACCAAGAAGGACGCTGTTTCCGGCACTATCATCGTTGCTACTCGTGAAGCTGTAACCATCTTCAACAAGAAGGGCGTTGAGATTGAACAGGAAAGAGACGCTGACACTCGTAAGAACAGCATTTGGTCTCGTAAGTATTACCTTGCGGCTCTCACTGACGAGACGAAGGCAGTTAAGATTACTGTTGCTGAAAGCGTGTAATTAAGAGGAGGATTTCGGTATGTTTGAAGTAGTAAGAGCGTTTAGAGACGCTAAAAACGATAACCACTTTTACAAGGTGGGTGACGAATACCCTGTTGCTGGTGCAAGCAAGCCCAGCAAGGCTCGTATCGAGGAGCTGGCAAAGGGTAAGAACAAGTACGGTAAGGTGTATATCAAGGAAGTTGAGGAGACTTCTGACGAGAACACCGAGGACACCACTACTGGTGACGATACTACCGATACCGAGTAATGCTGGAGGAGGTGGACAACATGACGAACGAGGAAAAAGTCAATGCTCTTAAAGCTATGGTTGGCAGTTCTGACAGTGACGAAGTGCTGTCTACCTATCTGTTGCTCGCTGGACAAAAGATTATCAACAGAGCCTATCCCTATGACACGACAGTTACCGAAGTTCCTGTTCAGTATCATACGCTCCAATGTGAAATTGCGGCATATATGCTGAACAAGCGAGGAGCTGAAGGTCAGACTTCTCATTCCGAGAATGGGATTTCTCGCTCTTACGAAAATGCAGATGTACCAGCGTCCATGCTCAAGGGAGTTACCCCTCATGTGGGGGTGATTCGATGAAGTGTATGGACAGAAACAAGACAAAGTTCTACTACTCGCTCTACGAAAGGAAAGAACCTATCGTAGACGAGTATGGAAATGAAACTGGGGAACACAATGTCATTCACGGAAACCCACAGGAGTTCACAGCGAACATTTCAGCCGCAAAGGGTGAAACCACCACAAGGCAGTTCGGAGAAAGTGAATCCTACGACAAGGTGATTGTCATGGACAATGACGCTCCGCTTATTGACGAATACTCTGTACTTTGGGTTGACACTATCCCGATTCTTGATGAAGACGGAGCTTTAGCGAGAAACGAGGAAGGAGCAATCCTTACTCCTTACGATTACATCGTGAAGAAAGTCGCAAAGAGCTTGAACAGTGTGTCGATTGCAATAAGCAAGGTGACGGTCAGTGGGTAAAAAGGTAATCACTTTCAGTCTATCCGCACATGACATTGATAGGGCTATTAAAGAACTGGCTGATTACAAACAAGAGATTCTGAAAAAGACAGAACTCCTCCGACAGAGAGTTGCTGACAGACTGGCAGATGAAGCCCGACAGGGATTCAATGGAGCTGTCGTGGACGATTTGGTAAAAGGAGGCACTCGCTACGGACAGGTCGATATTTCGATTGACGAGCGAGAAAATGTCACTGTGGTTATCGCAAGTGGCGAAGACGCTGTATGGATTGAGTTTGGTGCTGGTGTCTATCATAATGGCTCACCCGGCAGTTCCCCTCACCCTCATGGTGTGGAGCTGGGTATGACAATCGGTGGATTTGGCAAGGGAAATGGTAAGAAAGAAGTTTGGGGCTTCTATGAGGAAGGCGAATTAAAGCTGACACATGGTACTCCGGCGAAAATGCCAATGGCTCGTGCTGTCACCACCGTTTGTAATGAAATTTCAGAAATTGCGAGGGAGGTGTTTAGATGATTGATATTGAATCAGATGTTTTCAGTGTTGTTTCCGGGAAAGTCCGTGAGGAATACTCGAAAATTTATATGACTGGTGAATATGTCAAGTCTCCACCTTCATTCCCCTGTGCTTCTCTCGTAGAGGTAGACAATCAGATTTATCGAAACACGAGGACAACCGACTGTATCGAAAATCATGCACAGCTCATGTACGAAGTGAATGTGTACTCCAATAAGCAGACTGGCAAGAAAGCCGAGTGCAAAGCGATTCTCGCTTTGATTGATGGCGAAATGCAGAAGCTCGGATTTACACGCACGATGGCAGAGCCGATACCCAACGAAGAAGACGCAACCGTTTATAGAATGGTAGCTCGATACAGAGCTATCGTGTCGAAAGAAAAAGTAATTTACAGGAGGTAATAAATCATGGCTATTAGCACTTATAAGATTTTCCTTATGAAGAAAACCGATTCTACATGGGAGAAGCTGATTGACATTAAGGAGTTCCCGGATTTGGGCGGTGCTCCCGAAATGCTCGAAACCACTACTCTGTCTGACCGTATGCAGACCTACATTCCGGGTATTCAGTCTTTGGACGCTCTTGAGTTCAATGCAAACTATACCCTCGCTGACTACACCAAGCTCAAGGCTCTTGAGGGTGTTGAGAACGATTATGCTGTTTGGTTCGGCGGTACGGAAGCTGGCGATACTGTCACTCCTACTGGTGTTGATGGTAAGTTCAAGTTCAAGGGTCAGCTCTCTGCTTTCCCTGTCGGTGGCGGTGTGAACGAGGTTGTCGATATGACTGTTACTATCGCACCTTCTACTGCTATCAGTCTTGACGAGGAAGCGTAAGTAAAGAAAAGTGAAAATCAGACCAGTACCTTTGAGGAGGGCTGACCGTGATAGTCGGTGCTAAATTTAAGGAGGATAAAATATCATGGCTAAACAGTTGAAATTCACTTATAACGACAAGGATTACACCCTTGAGTTTACTCGCAGAACGGTGTCCGAAATGGAGAAGAAGGGCTTTATCGCCGCAGAGGTTGAGAACAAGCCTATGACTACTCTCCCGGCTCTCTTTGAGGGTGCTTTCCTCGCACATCATCGCTTCGAGAAGAAGGAAGTCATTGACGCTATCTTTGCGAAAATGACTAATAAGGACGAGCTTATCGGTAAGTTGGCAGAAATGTACAACGAGCCTATCATGGCACTGGTTGAAGAACCTACCGAAGCCGAGGGAAACGTGAGCTGGACAGCGAGTTGGTAAGTGATTCACTGTCCAATGATAAATCCGCTGACAAGGGGAGCGAGCGTGAGAATCGCTCTGCTTCCCCTTTTCCTTTTTCGGATATTTTTGAAAGCAAGTTCCCCTATTACTTATCAATAGGCATGACGGAAGAACAATATTGGGATAGAGATTGTTGTCTCGTAAAGTTCTACCGAGAAGCAGAGAATCTACGAAAAGAGCGTGTCAATCAAGAACTGTGGTTACAGGGAATGTATTTCTATGACGCTCTCGCAAGGATTTCTCCTATCCTTCGTGCTTTCGCCAAAAAGGGAACAAAGGCTCAACCTTATCCCGATGAACCTTATCCTATCAGCAAAAAGACAATGGATAATGTCAAACAGAGAAAGGAGAAAGCCAAAGCCAATAAGGGCTTACAGTATATGCAAGCCTTTATGGTTAAGAACAACAAACGATTTGAAACACAGAAAGGAAGTGAGTAAATGTCTACTACAATCGAAAGTCTTGAGTTACAAGTACAATCGAGTGCAAACTCGGCTGTTGGTGGTATAGACGCTCTTACCGCTTCTTTGTCAAAGCTCAAAAATGCAACAAAGGGCGGTGTGGGATTAACGAGCGTGGCTAACCAGCTTCGTAATCTCAATACCGCCCTTCAGTCTGTCGATAGTTCCTCGGCTGATAAAATCGACAAGCTGGCGAACAGTCTTAATAAGCTGAAATCTCTCGGTAGTATTAAGATTTCGTCCTCTATCGGTAATCAGCTCAAGAACATCGGTAGTGCCGCTTCTGCTTTGAACAGTGCCGATTTGTCGGGTATCGGTAGGCTGGCAACAGCTTTACAACCCCTTAACAATGTCGGTAAGGCTTCGGGTTTGCAGTCTGCAATTACACAGTTGAAGAAACTACCCGAACTGGCACAGACCCTTAATTCGATTAACTGGGCTACTCTCACCAGTCAGTTACAGCAGTTGGCAAATGCCCTCGCTCCACTGGCTAATCAGCTCAATACTGTTGCTTCGGCGTTCTCTGCTTTGCCTTCCAATATTAGGCGAGTAGTTACTGCTACAAACAGTATGACACAGGCGAACAATTCTGCTTCGACAAGCTACATGAACCTTTGGGCGAAAGCTCGTATGGCTTACAATGCGGTGCGTACAGGAGCAAGAATCATCGCTTCGTGGGTTACTGAATCCAACAGTTATATCGAGAATTTGAACCTGTTTACAGTTTCTATGGGTGAATATGCCGAAGAAGCACAGAAGTATGCTGAACAAGTCGCTGAAATCATGGGTATTGACCCGAGCGAGTGGATGCGTAATCAAGGTGTATTCAATACCATCATTACAGGTTTTGGTGTGGCAAGTGACAAGGCATATCTCATGTCCAAGAACTTGACACAGCTCGGTTACGATATTTCCTCGTTCTTCAATATCAGTTATGAAGACGCTATGCAGAAGTTGACCTCGGGTATCTCGGGTGAGCTTGAACCTCTCCGTAGATTAGGTTACGACCTCTCGGTGGCTCGTCTGCAACAGGAAGCATACGCACTCGGTATTGATAAGAGTGTAAGTTCCATGACACAGGCTGAAAAATCCCAGCTTCGTTACTATGCCATTATGACACAGGTAACATCGGCACAGGGAGATATGGCTCGTACTCTCAATGCTCCGGCTAACCAGCTTCGTATTTTACAGGCACAGGTTACGCAGTGTGCGAGAGCTTTGGGTAACATCTTTATCCCTGTACTCAATGCTGTATTGCCTTATGCTATCGCTCTTGCAAAGGTCATTCGTATTTTGGCTAATGCGATTGCGAGCCTGTTCGGATTCGCCCTACCCGAAGTTGATTACTCGGGATTGGGTTCTGCTGTCGGTGGTGCTGATGATTTAACCGATAGTCTCGGTAATGCTGGCGATGAAGCGAAGAAAGTCAAAAATGCCTTACTCGGTATTGACGAGCTGAATGTCCTCTCGAAAGACGATAGTTCTTCGGGTGGCGGTGTCGGTGGTGCTGGAGGTCTCGGTGATTTGGGTATCGAATTACCCGAGTATGACTTCCTCGGTGACGCTGTTTCCACAAAGGTTGATGAAATCGTACAGAAGATGAAGGAATGGCTCGGTCTCACCGAAGACATTGATTCGTGGAGTGAGTTCTTCCACACGAGATTAGGTCACATCTTGACTACGGTAGGTTCAATCGCTTTAGGTCTTGCCGCATGGAAGATTTCTAAAGGTGTCCTTGACGGACTGAAATATATAAACGATTTGAAGGTTCATGGTCTCACGAACCCTCTTACGATAGCAGTAGGTATCAGTCTATTGGTGACAGGTATCGCCCTTGAGTGGTCGGGTATCATCGACACTATTCTAAACGAGCTGGACGGAGAAAACTTCGCTCAAATCATTAGTGGTGGTGTACTCACTGCTGGTGGAGGTGCTTTTTTAGGTAAGGGTATCGCCACATGGATTACCACAGCATTTGCCGACAGTGCAGTTGCACAGGCTCTCGCCACAGCCGCTTCCAATTTGGGTCTCGGTTCTGCTGGTGCGGCTGGTGCGGCTCTCGGTGCTGGTGTCGCTGGTATTATCGCTGGTATTCCGGCATACATCACTGGTATTTATGACGCTATCAAGAATGGGCTTAACTGGCTCAATGGTCTGCTTATCCCGGCTGGCTCGACAGCGGCGGCGGCTGGTATCGGTGCTATCATCGGTGCTTGTGGCGGTCCGATAGGAGCTGGTATCGGTGCGTTGATTGGTCTTGCTGTTGGTCTCATTACTGACGGTATTATCTTAATCACGCAGAACTGGGAAGAAATTACTACATTCTTAAAGAATTTCTTTACAGTAACGATTCCGGGCATTTGGGATTCTTTCGTACAGTGGCTCAAGAATTTACCGCAGACGATTTCCCAGTGGTTTACGGATTTGTGGCAACCGATTAAGGACTTCGACTGGAATCAGTTTGGACACGACATTGGCTACAAAGTCGGTACTGCTGTGAAAAATATCTGTAATGCCTTTAAGACATTTTTCACTGAAACGCTCCCCGAAGTATGGGAAACAGTGAAGACCTCGTTTAAGACATTTTTCACAGAGACCCTACCGAAGTTCTTTACAGAGACAATTCCCGAGTTTTGGGAGACTGTAAAGACAAGTTTCGTGACATTCTTCACCGAAACACTCCCCGAAGCTCTGTCCAACATCGGTAACTGGTTCAAAGATGTAGGTCAGTCCATTTGGGACGGTATTAAGGAAGGCTGGGATACCGCAGTACAGGCAGTCAAGGATTTCATTACTGGATTCATTGATGGCTTCAAAGAAGCACTGGGTATCAATTCTCCGTCTACTGTTTTCAGAGACGAGATAGGTATTTTCTGTGGCGAAGGTCTCCTTGAGGGTCTGTTATCTCCGTTCAAGAAAATCGGTAAGTGGGTTAAGACTAACATCATCGACCCTATCGCAGACGCTATTGAGGACAATCCTATTTCCGATATAGTCGTGGGTATCAAAGATACTGCTTCTGATTGGTGGGATAAGGTCACAGGCTGGTGGGAAGATGTTACAAGCGGCGGTTTGTCTCTCGAAGCTGGTGTTGAGCTGGTAAAGAAGGGCTGGTCGAGCGTTAAGAATTGGATTGGAAACATACCTACCTTGAGCCAAGCTATCGCTCTTGCAAAACAGGGCTGGCAGTCGGTGAAGGACTGGATTGGTAACATTCCAATCGTACAGCAAGGTATTGAACTCGTTAAAAATGGCTGGCAGTCGGTTAAGGATTGGGTCGGCAATATCCCAGTGCTTTCACAGGGTATCAGCTTAATCAAATCGGGCTGGCAGTCAGTTAAGGATTGGATAGGTAATATACCTACCCTGTCGCAAGCTATATCACTCATTAAGTCCGGCTGGACAACAGTAAAGAACTGGGTGGGTAACATTCCTACTCTGTCGCAAGCAATCAACCTCATTAGGAGTGGTTGGACTACTGTTAAGAGCTGGATTGGCAATATCCCGACACTCTCACAGGCGATTAACCTTATCAAGAGTGGCTGGACAACAGTAAAGAACTGGGTGGGTAACATTCCTACTCTGTCGCAAGGCATTTCTTTACTGAAATCCGGCTGGACTTCTGTTAAGAACTGGGTTGGTAGTATTCCAGTGATTTCACAGGGTATCTCGCTGTTAAAGAGTGGTTGGACTTCTGTTAAGAACTGGATTGGCTCGCTATCTGTAATCAGTCAAGGTATTTCTCTCTTTAAGAGTGGCTGGTCTTCACTGTCAAGCTGGATAGGAACAGCGTCTTCCGTAGGTATCTCGCTTTGGAAAAATGGTTGGTCTTCTATCTCAAGCTGGATTGGCACTTCGGTGTCCGTAGGTATCTCCCTGTTTAAGTCGGGCTGGTCTTCTATCAAGTCCTTCTTCGGTCTGTCCAGTGGTGGTTACAACACAGGTCATGGCTGGAAGATGTTTGAACAGGGTGGCTATATCAAGAATGGACAGAGTGAGTTTTGGAAGAACATTCCTATGTATGCCAATGGTACTGCTAATGCTGGTTTACATGGAAGTATGTTCGTAGCTGGCGAGAATGGAGCTGAAATGGTCGGTCATATCAACGGACAGACCGAGGTTCTGAATCGTTCGCAAATCGCTATGGCGATGAAGTCTGCTACTATCGCTGGTATGGCTCAATTCGTTGGGTACTGGCGAAGCATGGTAGGTCAAATGACTGTATGCTCCAATGCGATTATCCGAGCTGTTCTCGTAAGCTCTAATGCAAACAGACTGGCTTACGCTGGTGCTACTTCCTACGACCCGACAAATGCTTTGGCTATGACGGTGTACGAGGATTCCCAGCAAGGTTATGAGCATTATTCTGATGAATCTATGGCTCGTACCTTGAGAGAGTTCTATCACGAGTATGTCGAGCCTACACTCAAGGAAATCGCTACTGATACCAAGAGACAGGCAGACAAACAGGAAAAGACAGAAGTTCACATTGGTAATCGTGTTATCACTGAATCAGTGGAAACACAGCAAAAAGCTAATGGCTATAAGTTCACGAAGTAAGGAGGTGGTAACGAATGGCATATTTAGCGATAAATGGTTATGAGTTACCACCTTGTAAGCGTGGTGTAAATGTGGTCGTGACTACGATAGTAGATTCCGGGCGAGACGCTAACGGTACTGTCGTAGGTCAGAGAGTTGGACGAGACCAGTACAAAATTGATGGTCTTGAGTGGGCGTGGCTTACCGCCGCACAATGGGAAAGAATCTTGAGTATCTTGAGTAATTTCTTCGTCTATGTAACTTTCCATGACCCTGTAACCAAAAGCCAAAAGACCTTGAAGATGTACTGCGGAGACCGTACAGGTGAACCCTACTGGGTTGACGAGAACGGTTCTCCTACTCATTACAGAAATTGCAAGGTGAATCTCATTGACACAGGAGAGTAAAGGAGGGATTTCATGCAGAAGGTATCAAAAGAATACAAAGAAAGCATGAAATCCTCTCTCCGAGAGAGAGCTTTCATCATGCTTACATTTGGTCTTGTGAACCAAGAAGTACAGGCTAAAGCGAGCATTGACGATGGAGAGTTTACCTATTTCTCTAACAAGAGTAATGTTTTCGGTGAGCGTTCCGATAATACCGCCTATGCTACGCTGGAGGAAAATTTCACACGAGTTGATGGGTCGATGTTCTTTCTACCTCGCCCCGGTGGTGCTTTCTATGACACTGGTATTGTTTCAGACAAATTGCTCTCACAGGCATTATGCGAGCTGACAATCAGTTTGAACACCATCGCTACGGATTTCAAAGGTCTCACTATCAATTTTGGTGAGAATTATCCTGTGGATTTCGATATTGTCAGCAGTACAGGTCAGACAATCGAGTTCAGAGACAACGACAAATCAACATGGAGTACCGAGGAGGTACTTGAGAATACAACCTATGTCAAAATGGTGTTTTACACCATGAAGAATCCGCAGAGTAGACTTCGTATCTATTCGATTATGTTTGGCTACGGTTTGGTTTACTACAACGATTCAGTAATGAACTCCTCACTCGATAGTTATGTTTCTCCGATAGGAGCAGATGTACCACAGATTGATTTCTCTGTGACGCTCAAGAATTACGACCACTACTTTAATGTAGACAATCCGAGGTCGGCAATTAACTACCTTGAGACTGGACAGGAAATGGACATTATGTATGGTTATCAGCTTCCGGGGTCAGATAAGGTCGAGTGGATTCAAGGAAACCACCTACTCTGTTCCGAGTGGGAAAGTGACGATAATACAGCGACAATTCGTTGTCAAGACATTTTCCGTAACATGGACACAGAGTTTATCAAAGGCTTATATAGCTCTGCTGGTAAGAGTTATTTCGATTTGGCTATCGAGATTCTGAATGACGCTGGGATTAGTGATTATTACATTGACCCTCGTTTGAAGAAGCTCTACACCAAAAACCCTATGCCGAGGGTAAAACACAAAGAAGCACTACAAATTATCGCCAATGCCTGTCGCTGTGTACTGACACAGACAAGATTTGGAGCAATTCAGATTAAGTCTAACTTTATGCCGGACGCAAGCATTTCAAGTAATGGCGAGACCTCGTTCTCCAAAGTGGCGAATGTTCTGAATGAATCGGATAAGGACGAGTACGCAACACTGGCTGGGAATTATACCCCTGTCGATGGCTCGATGTTCTTTATCCCGAGAAGTGGTAGTGCCACTCTCAATACAGGATATGTGTCACAGGCTATTTCAAATGAGGATTGCACCTTCAGTACAAATCCTGTCGTAACTATCAAACTGGAAGCAATCAGAGCCTACTATGCTATGTCTCTTGTCTTCGGACAGGCTCTCCCAGCAGAGTTCATCATTCGTACCTACAATGGTGACGAACTGGTGAATGAATATACTATTGCTTCTGACGAGATAGAAAAAACCTCTGTCATTCATCGAGATTTTGACGATTGCGATGTGATGGAGATTGAGTTCACCAAGACAGCCGAGCCTTACAATCGCATTGTGCTGAATCGCTTTAGCTTGAGCGATGTTACAGATTTCACAATGACCCGAAGGGATATGACTTCTTCTCCGAAAGCTATCAAACAAGAGCTTGTCAAAGAGGTTATTGTTCCTTGTTACACCTACCAAGAGAACAATCGTGAAGAAAATCTTGTATGCGAAGATATAGAAGTCGTTGCCGGACAGGTTGAGACCTACTATATCCAAGACCCTTCCTATGGCTATACAGTCAAGTTGAATGAGGTCGAAGGACAGGCAGAGGTCATTGACTGGGGTAACTACTATGTCACTATCCAGTACAATGTTTCGGGTGAATATAGGCTCGAAGTACAGGGCTATCGTTATAAGATTGTTGAGCGATATGCGACAAAGGTTTTACACAACCGAGGAAAGACAATCAAATGGGAAAATCCTCTCATAAGCGATATGACGATGGCAACAGACCTCTCCGAGTGGCTGGCTGAATATTATTTGGCTGGTATCGAGTATGAGTACGACACCCGAGGTAATCCCGAGATTGATACTACCGATATTGTGTACCAAGAGAACGAGTTTTATGAGGGTATGAAAGTGAATGTTTACCGACACACTCTCAATTTCAAGCAAGCATTTTCGGGTAGAGTGACAGCTCGAAGGATTGGAGGTTAAGTATGGCGTGGACTACACCCAAAACAGATTGGTATGGTGCTGTGGACGCAAATGGTGTGTATAGCGGTGACAGGTTTAATGCGGAAGATTTCAACCGTATTAAAAACAACCTTCAGTGCTTGAGGGATTTAGCTGTCAAGATATACGAAGAATTTGACATTGATTCAGTGTGTGACGATAAGACTGTTACAGATTACTTCTATGCTGATGAAATCAACCAGCTTGAAGAAAATCTTAATACAATCAATAGTCACACAATGAACCTGTCCTATGGTACTACCCCTGTCTACATGGACAATGGAAATATTATGGATTTCACAGAATTAAATCGTTTGGAAGGTGCAACCCTCGACCTTTACGAGAAAATCAAAAACAGGATTGAGGGCAGACGAATGTTCCAGTGGAATTTCGGAATTAAAGGAGGATTTTGAAAATGGCATGGACAAATTTGCCTACTGATTATCAAGACGCTGTGTGGAATGGTAATCGTAAGTACAAGATGATTAACAATTCTGACGGTACAGTGTCCTTTGAAGATGTGACCGAGTACAGTCAGAAAGAAAATTCTTTCTTCGGTGCTGATGAAGCCAATGCTATGAACGCTGGTATGAATGAGCTGGCGGCAAACATGGAAAGTGTCGCTGAAAATGCTGAAACAGCTTCCACAGCGGCACAGACAGCAACGACCAAAGCAAGTGAAGCCGCTGATTCTGCTTCTTCGGCGGCAAGCTCCAAAAGTTCAGCCGCCAGTTCTGCTTCGACTGCTACCAGTAAAGCGTCAGCGGCGAGTTCTTCTGCTACTTCGGCGGCGAGTTCAGCTTCGGCGGCGGCTACCAGTGCAGGAGAAGCGGCGGCAAGTGCCGATGAAGCGAAGACCCTATTATACAGTGGGGCTGGTGCTCACAATGCTATTTATCGTGGTAAATATCTCGGAACTGCTGTCACTGATGAACAGTATGCCGCTATCTCTGCTGGTACATTCGATGATTTGTACATCGGTGACTACTGGACGATTGGTGGTGTGAACTGGCGAATTGCCGCTTTCGATTACTACTATAACTGTGGTGATACCCAGTGTAAAACTCACCATGCAGTTATCGTTCCCGACACCTGTTTGTACACAGCACAAATGAATACCACAAATGTCACCACTGGTGGTTATGTGGGTTCTGCTATGTACACTGCAAATCTTGAGAGTGCGAAGACCACCATCGGCTCTGCATTTAGCGGTCATGTTCTCTCCAAGAGAGTTTACCTCACCAATGCTATTACGAATGGTTATGCTTCTGCTGGTGCATGGTGCGACAGTGAAGTAGACCTTATGACCGAGAATATGGTCTATGGCTCTGCTATTTTCAGACCGCAGAACTCTTTGGGTTCTACTATCCCGAACAGTTATACAGTTGAGAAGTCGCAGTTACCTTTGTTCCAGCATGAACCGAGCAGAATTTGTAACAGAGCGACATGGTGGTTGAGAGACGTAGTTTCCGCTTCCCGTTTCGCCTTTGTCGGCTACGACGGTAATGCGGCCTACGACACCGCCAGTCACTCTTATGGCGTTCGCCCGGCTTTCTGTATATCTTAAAATCCGCACCCCCTTGTGGGGTGCGATGAAGGAGGTTTATTAGCTAAATGTCAGTATTAAAAGCAAATCGAAAAGCGTCACAGTTTGAAGTGTTCCACCACTTCTACAAAATGAGAAAGGAAGTCACAGACCTACTGCTTCGTGATTTCGGGTTCGACCTCGAACGAGCCGACAAGAGTGTGTTAAAGATGTTCGGCAATCGTGGGTACGAGGAGCTATCACCCGATGAAAAAGTCCGTTATGAAAAGCTGAAGGCGAAAAACCAAGCGTTCTACGAATGGTTCATCGCTGACGAGCGACAGGCTATTGTTGAGTGTCTTCGCTGTATCGGTGCGGAAGTACATATAGCAAACAGTATCTATCCTGTCTATATGGAAGAACTGGTCGAACGAAGATTGCACCAAGACATAGCAATCGGACAGTGTTATAGGCTCACACAAGAATTGCAGTATGCGATTGAGACCCTTCCTGTTGATGTGAACAAATATCTTCGATTTGCTGAAATGATACAGACAGAGATAAACCTCCTCAAAGGCTGGAGGAAGTCTGACAATAAATTTAAGAGGGCAATCTCTGATTCCGCTTCCAATTTCGCCAATGTCAACAACAACGGTAATGCGAACTACAACAACGCCAGTAACTCTAATGGCGTTCGCCCGGATTTCGATTCTGTGATTGAATAGCCTATCGAGCGTTTCACAGACAGAGAAAGGAGAGATTGTCCTTCCATTATGGTAAATACAAAACACGACACCCACACTTACGAGTGTACCCGTCTGTCGGGTGAAAGAGGTTATCAGCGTGAGATATTTAATGGGAATGTGCTTTATGACGCTTACAAAAGGGCAAAGAAAGGTAGTGACTGGAAACCTCAAGTGCAGAAGTTTGAAATGAACTACCTTTTGGAGCTGTCCAAAATTCAGAGAGACCTTGAAAATATGGAGTACGAATTTCTACCAACAACACATTTCGTTTTGAATGAGCGAGGTAAGACACGATTCATCACTGGTGAACAAATCCATGACAGAATCGTAAAACACGCTTTATGTGACGAAGTGTTGAATCCCTCCATTGAAAAATTCCTCATATACGACAATGGAGCGAGTATCGAGGGTAAAGGGATTTCCTTTACTCGACAGCGATTGGTGAAACACCTCCGATGGTACTATGCACATCACCACTCCAACGAAGGACATATCCTACTAATTGATTTCTCGAAATACTACGACAATATCAGACACGACATTCTCATGCAGTTGTTTGAGAAGTATGTAGATGATGAACGCGCCCTTTGGCTCTTGAGAAAGAGTATCGACAGGTCGAGAGTTGATGTTTCGTATATGACTGACGAGGAGTATGAGAACTGTCTCAATAGACTGTTCAATTCCCTGTTGTATCAGTACATCGACAAGAAGCTCTTGACTGGCGAAAAGTACATGGGTAAGCACCTAAATATCGGAGACCAAGTGGCTCAAACTGCTGGTATCGCTTATCCGATAAGGATTGATAACTATGTGAAGATTGTAAAGAGTGTAAAGCTCTATGGTCGATACATGGACGATTCCTACGCTATCCATGAGAGCAAGGAATTTTTAGAGGAGCTTCTTGAAGACATAATCGAGATTGCCGAGGAACTGGGTATTACAGTGAATCGTAAGAAAACGAGAATCTGTAAGCTCTCCGAGCATTGGAGATTTCTTCAAGTGCAGTATTCGTTGACGGACACTGGTAGGGTTATTCAGAAAATTAACCCAAAACGTCTTACAGAAATGCGTAGACGATTGAAAAAGGTCGCTCCGAAAATGACGGAAAAGCAATTCACGGACTACTATACATCGTGGTTTAAGAATCACTACCGCATTATGAGTAGGCGGCAAAGAGAAAATATGGACACTTTATTTAACCAATTAAAGGAGGTAACAAAATGCAGTACACAATCACACTCGCTGACGGACAGCAGTTGACCGGGCTTACCAAGAACGGTGATAACTTCGTCAGCAAAACAAAGGTGGACGAGAGTATTTTCGTGAATAACCTCTCCACAATGACGGTTTCCGATGGTGAAACCGAAGTCACCATGACCGATGTACAGTTCATTCAGCAGATGGAATGGTTTGACGGTAGCTGGTATCTCGCTTTCCGTGAGATTTCCCAAGAAGAAAAGGCTATGACCGACCTTCAGTTGGCTTTAGTCGAAGTCTATGAAATGATTTTAGGAGGTATTTAATCATGGCAAAAATTTACGCTGATTTGATTCGTAAGGGTCTCAAGACCATTGACGATGTACCCGAGAAAATCCGAGCAGGGGTTGAAGCTCTGTTGGGCGAGGTACAGTAAGATGTATCTCAATATATTCGGACACCTACTGGTGTTCATAAAGCGAAAGGAGGTTGAGAGCATGGCAGTTATCTACGCTACCCTTATTGTAAAGGGCAAGAGGACTTATGCGAGTGTTCCGGCAGTGCTGAAGGCACAGGTTAAGGAAATTCTCATTGACCTCGAACTGGAAGACCTTGTGACTGAATAAGGTCGCACAGGCTGTCGCATGGGGTCTCACGACCCCATGCGATATGTTTCAACAATCAACAGGAGGTGAGGTCAATGGACGAATTTTTACAGGTTTTTGGTGACTTGAAAGTGGCTACTGTCGTTGTCGTTATCGTGGCTCTTTGTTTCGTGTACAAGCTCTATGCAGTCACCAAAAACCACTTAATCGAGAAGTACAAGAAGGAAGAAGAAAAAGAGCGTAAGATTCAGAAAGTAATCGAACAGGCAGAGAAATATCCCGAGTGGCATAAGCAGAGCCTTGATATTCAAAAGCAGTTTTCAGACGCTATTTCAGCTATCAAGGAAGACCAGTCGAAGACTTCCAAGCAGTTAGAGCATTTGACTACTCAAATTGGAGAGAATGAAGCTACTGTGTGTCGATACAGGATTCTCCGTTTTAACGATGAAATCTTACACGAGCAGAAACATACGAAAGAGCATTTCGACCAAATACTCGATGATATTACCAAGTATGAAAAATACTGTGAGGAACACCCCGAGTATGAAAACAACAAGGCAATTCTCGCTATCGAGAATGTCGAGCGTGTCTATAAGAAATGTTCGGACGAGAATTTGTTTCTGTAAAGGAGGTGTGTCGTATGACTAAACAGGAGTTTATCAAACAGATTGCCGCACTGGTAAAGAAGTATGCACCCTCTTATGGCATTAAGGTATATTCTCCCATCATCGCTCAAGCGTGTTTGGAGAGTGCCTACGGTACTTCCGAGCTGGCTGTAAATGCCTGTAACTTCTTCGGTCTCAAGTATCGAGAAGGTCGTTGTAAAACCTGTATCGGGATTTACAACAAAGTGGGCAGTGAACAGAACGCAGACGGAAGCTACACCAGCTCTGCTATGCAGTGGTGCAAATTCGCAGACATGGAGAATGGTGTTATCGGTTACTTTGATTTCACCAACATTTCCAATTATGCGAGCCTTAAAGGTGTTACCGACCCTCGGGAATACCTTGAGAAAATTAAATCTGCTGGTTACGCCACATCATTATCCTATGTGGACAATGTTATGGCAGTAATCAAAAGCTGGGATTTGACCCAGTATGACGAAAAGAAGGAGGAAGAAAACATGAGTAATAGTTCATTGGTGACATATACGAGAATCACCAACAATAAGACAAGCCCTCGTAACCATGCGATTGATACAATCACGATTCACTGTATCGTAGGTCAGTGGACAGCGAAACAGGGTTGTGATTACTTCGCTACAACCGACAGAGAGTGTTCCGCAAACTATGTTGTAGGTAAGGACGGTTCTATCGGATTGTCTGTTGACGAAAAAGACCGTAGCTGGTGTTCTTCCAACAGTGCAAACGACCACAGAGCCATTACCATTGAGGTTGCGAGCGACACTACTCACCCTTATGCTGTTACAGACAAAGCCTATGAAGCTCTTATCAAGCTGGTGGCTGACATTTGCAAGCGTAATGGTATCAAGAAGCTGGTATGGTCTACCACAAAGAGCGACAGAGTGAATCACAAGAATGGTTGCAATATGACTGTTCACAGAGACTTCGCAAACAAAGCGTGTCCGGGTGATTACCTCTATAATCGTCATGGTGAGATTGCTGAAAAGGTCAATGCAATCCTCAATGGTGGCACTACTACCACTCCGGCAACCCCTACGACCACTAAAGAGTTGTACCGTGTTCGTAAGACATGGGCTGACGCTAAAAGTCAGAAGGGTGCTTACAGTATTCTCGCAAATGCAAAGGCGATGGCAGACAAGAATCCGGGCTACTCGGTATTCGACAGCAAGGGTAATGTGGTCTACACTGGAAAGTCTACGACCACTGCTACACAGGAGTTCACCCCTTATCTTGTAAAGGTTACTGCAAGTGTACTTAATATCCGTAAGGGTGCTGGTACGAACTACGGTACTAATGGTGCTATTCGTGACAAGGGTGTTTACACCATCGTTGCTGAAAGCACTGGTAAGGGAGCTTCCAAGTGGGGCAAGTTGAAGTCCGGGGCTGGCTGGATTTCCCTTGACTACACAAAGCGTGTCTAATGGTACGCAGAAGAAAGAAAAAGCCTATTGAGTTTTCAAAGCTGATACTGATTGTTGCGGGTATTGTGAATGTGGCAGTTATCCTGTTTACATTCATCATGGTATGGAGAACCTGTGATTTAACACCCCTCCAGTACCTCATTCCAGCAGTAGCCGCCGAGACCGCCACTGGTACAGGATTTTACTATGCAAAGGCAAAGGTCGAGAATCGTATTAAGCTGATGAAGTCTTATAAGGTAGAACCAACAGAGCAATCGTTTAATGAACAAGGAGGATATTACAATGGTTGATTTGACACAGATTATCGTAGCAGTTCTGACACTGGTTATCTCTTTGATTACCGCATTTCTCATTCCTTACCTCAAGACAAAGGTAAGTGGTGAACAGCTCGAAACTATTAAGTTTTGGGTAAACATCGCTGTCGAAGCGGCAGAAATGATTTATGTCGGTACTGGCAGAGGACAGGAGAAGAAAGAGTATGTTGTCCAGTTCCTCAACAGCAAGGGATTCACTCTTAATGTAGCAGAGATTGAAAACCTCATTGAAGCGGCTGTTATGGAACTCAAGCTGGAACAGAAAAAGGAAGCCTAACCGAAGTCAGACTTCCTCTACTATGAAAACAAATCCGAAACAGTGTTTCACGAAAAATAAGGTGTTCGGATTTGCATTGTTTGGTGGAGCTATGCCCTCAATATCCGAACACTGGATTGTGAGGGTATTAGCACCGCTGATGTTGAATGTCAGCACGATTTTTCGCCCCTTGTCTCCGTAGTCGTAGAGATATACAGAGTTTACCAATGTGTCGATTACTCTACGCTGATACTCAATATCGTTTATATCGCCCTTCTTGAACGAAGCGAGCCAAAACATGATTCGCTCCTTCGTCAAGAGGGGCTTTTTCATTTCTTCTCGGGCAATTTGACCCTCAAGGTCTCGTCTCTCTGCTTCCAGCTCCTCAAGTCTTTGTTTGGTGGTGCTGGTGAAGATACCCTGTTCGATAGCAGTCAGTAAGTTCTTTATCTTCTTGTTGGTCTCTTTCAACATTCCCTGTAAGCTCACCAGCACAGAGGTATCTTGAAGCTCTTTCTCTATCAGTTCCATAGCTCGGGTTGCTATGAGTTCGATATTCTCGTCTGTGAGGACATTCTCTACTGTGTACTGGACAACGAGCTTTTCTATCCAGTCTTTCTTCTCTACCTTTTTATCGCAGTTATGCTTTCTCTTACGATTTACACATTTATAGTAATAATGAAGTTTCCCGGACTTCGATGTACCACTCTCACCGACCATAGCAGAGCCACAGTGACCGCAGAATAGCTTTGTGGATAACAAGTAGTCCTCAATGGCTTTGTTTCTTGCACGAGCCGCATAGTTGTGTTTGAACAGGGCTTGTACTTTCTCAAACAGTTCTCGGCTGATGATAGGTGGTACAGCGTCCTCCAGCACCACATCATCGAAGCGATACACTCCGATGTATTTATCGTTTCTCAAGATTCTACTCAAACTGTTCTTATTAAATGGATTCCCTCGGGAAGTCTTGTAACCCTGTGCATTGAGATATTCGACAATCTCGTTCTGTGATTTACCTTCAGCATACATCGTAAAGATTGCCTGTACTGCTTTCGCACCAACAGGGTCTATCTCAAATTTCTTATCGACAATTTTATAGCCCAGCACTGGTGTACCCATAGCGACACCATGTAGGGCGTTCTCTTTCATACCTCGTCTGATACTTCGGGCGAGGTTTTCGCTGTAATATTCAGCATAACCCTCAAGGACTGATTCGAGAATGATTCCCTCGGGGGTGTCCGGCATTGGTTGTTTCGCATAGAAGATTCTGACACCATTCTTCTTGAGCTTTGCTTTATAGATTGCTGAATCGTATCTGTTACGAGCGAAACGGTCAAGGGTGTACATGATTACAGCTTGAAAGTGTCCTTTTTCGGAATCCTTAATGAGCTTCTGAAACATCGGGCGATTGTCTGTCTTACCCGAAATGGCTCTGTCGCAGTATTCGTCTATCACCACAAAATCGTTCTTCATGGCGAACTCGTGGCACTCTCGAAGCTGACCCTCAATGGATTCTTCCCTTTGGTTGTGGCTCGAATAACGAGCGTAGATTACCGCTTTCGTAGTACCACCTCCAGTTGCTTCTTTCTTTTAATTAACTCAAAGGGAATGACTTTAGATTGCCGTAGCTGTGTCATTATCCCCCTCTAATTCTTTTCTGTTTTCAAATTCATAGACCATACTCATAAACTCGTGTTTCGCTCTACGAGACAGTGAGCGATAGATTTTGAGTATGTCCTGTTCGTCCTCGTTCTGTGGCACTGGCTGTGGAGCGAGGTCTTCTTCGTCAGCGAAGAAATCCATAACAGAACACCCCAGCTCTTGTGCGAACTCTATCAGTTCGCTTTCTTTCGGTAGAGACCCTTTGTTGATTGCAGTAACAAATGATGAAGACCCTTTGACCTTCTTAACTACTGCTGTCAGATTCGTTCCTCGTTCAGCACAAATACGCTTGATATTTTCAGCGAATGTCATTTCTAATTCTCCCTTCACAAATTATTCACAAAATTTAATTCGGATTTTTTGAATTTACCTCTTGACAATTCGTGAAATAAGAATTATAATAATAACAAGAAGTTCGGAAAACACGAATTGGCAATAAGAAAGCGACCTCTCAAAATTGGCAGTTTTGAGAAGTAGTGGATTTAGGTTGGTTTGTAAGAATAATAATAACATAAATTCGTCTTTTTGTCAATAGTAGTTCCGAATTTCAGAACACGAAAGGAGGTAAAAATCGTGAGTGTCAAGTCGAGAATGGAGAAATTGCGAATTTCACAGGTGGATATGATTTTGGAGCTTCGTGAGCGAGGTTATGAAGTTTCTCCACCTATGATGTCAAGTATTCTTCGAGGAACTTATACCTACCCTAAAGCGAAGAAGATTCTCGCTGTGTGCGAGGAGATACTCGCAGAACGAGAGCATGAATCTGACTGATGGACAGATACATGACCTCGCATATCCATTGGTGGGTATCGTAACGAAGTTTTACGAAGACCCGAAGAATGAGGAGGAATTTCAGAAATGGCTAACACAGCAAAAGGAAAAAGAATCAACCGACACAAACTCGCAGTAATTCAAGCGTATGCGATTATCGCCCTGTTTGTTGTCTTTGGTATCATCGCCGGGTTCATTTGGGGCAGATTCACAGCTCCTACGAAGATTGAGACCGTCACTCTTACAGAGACAGTGGAGACCCCTGTATATGAATCAGATTCACTTCCGGCAGTTTCAGATGTGACCTATTTCGATGTTCCACTCTCTCACAGCTTGCAACGATACATCTATGAAATATGCTCCGACAAGGGCGTACCAGTCACACTGATTATGGCGATGATTGAACACGAAAGCGGCTTCAACCCGGAAGCGATAAGCTCCACAGACGATTTCGGTCTTATGCAGATTAACGCTGTAAATCACGAATGGCTCAAGGAAGATTACCGATGTGCCGATATGACAGACCCTTATCAAAATGTCTTCTGTGGTGTTGAGATTATCAGCACTTACCTTCAGAAGTACGAGGGCGATTATGCAAAAGCTCTCATGGCTTACAACATGGGTGATTATGGAGCAAGAAAAGCGTGGGAAGACGGTGTGAACAGTACGAATTACACGGTTAAGATACTGGGGCTGTTGGAGTATTACGAGGAGGAATACAACAATGCCAAAAGTTCTAATGGTGAAGGATAAACCCGAGACCCTATTCTCTACAAGAGATTTCGAGGAATTGATTGACAAGCACATGGGTTTCGATTGTGCAAAGCACTACCGAGAACAAATCACCGAGCTTTCAGATTGTATCAGAGACCTCACCAAGTATATAGACGATAAGGACATTTGCTCCGAAGTCGAGGAGGTGTTGGAAATCAGTGGGTACTAACAACAGAAAGACCGGGAACACCTTTGAAGCTGACTTTTGCGAGATTCTGTTCGAGCATGGTTTTTGGGTACATAACATGGCACAGAACCGAACCGGACAGCCAGCAGATGTAATCGCCTGTAAGAACAAGGTCTCGTATCTGATTGACTGTAAGGTGTGCGAAAACAATACATTCCCTCTCTCCCGAGTAGAAGAAAATCAGCACAATGCGATGGACTTGTGGAAAGAATGTGGGAATGGCGAGGGCTGGTTTGCTCTCAAGGTCGAGGAAGAAGAAATCGTGATGATTCCTCACTTTTCCATTAAAGCTCTCATGCACGAGAAGTCAGTTCTCAATTTGAACGACATTCGAGAGTATGGGGTGAAGCTGGAAAGGTGGTTGAAGAAATGTATGTAGATATTTTCAATACCGACCAACGATATGAATTGATAGTGGCTGACCCACCGTGGAAACAAGCCAAAGGTGGTAAGAAATCAGTCAGAGAAAACAGTAGCGGCAGACCTCTTGACTACCCAGTGTGTTCGCTGGAGGAAATCAAAGAGCATTTGAAAGCCGCAGACGCTCTTACTTCGGACAATGCGGTGCTGTTCCTATGGACAATCGACAAGTACCTATTTGAAGCCGAAGAAATGGCAAAGGAGCTGGGCTACAAGCTCCATGCAAGAATGATTTGGAACAAGGTAACAGGTATTCCAGCGGCTTTCACGGTTCGTTATGGACATGAGTATCTTCTCTATATGTATAAAGGGAAACTCGTTCCTGTGGCTACCGAGGAGCGAGGAAAGATACATACCGTGTTCACCGAGCAAGTCAAAAGGCATAGCCAAAAGCCCGAGGTTTCATTTGAAATCATTAACAGGCTCTACCCCGAGTTGAGGAAACTCGAAATGTACGCTCGATTAGAGAGAGAGGGTTACGATTGCTGGGGTAATGAGGTTGCTCCACCTACTGAAAGTCGTTCAGACTGGCTGGACGAGCTGTTGGGAGGTGAGTAAATGCAGATAGCAGTATCTAACACCCTAACAGTTACAGACCCTACAAAAGAAATGCTGATGTGGTGCAAGAGAAATCTTGTTATCGTAAATCCCGAGTATGCCAAGAAAGCTCGTATGGGTTTTTGGCTGGGCGATACACCGAAAACCCTGTCACTGTATGAGGTTCGAGGAAATGAGCTGGTGCTTCCTTTTGGAGTGCTTCGTTCACTACCCAAAGAGCTTACAGACAATGCAGTGTTTGAGAGCGATTTCAAGCCCTCACAGGCGATTGATTTTCAAGCCGATGTTCCACTTTACGATTACCAAAAAGTCGCTGTGGAAGCGATGGTAGCCGCCAAGTATGGGATTCTACAAAGTCCGGCTGGCAGTGGTAAGACACAGATGGGAATTGCCCTCGCAGTTCGGCTACAAAGGCGTACATTATGGCTCTGTCATACACTCGACCTCGTGAAGCAAAGTCGAGACCGAGCCAAGTTATACATGAGCGAAGACCTCATGGGTACTATCACTGAAGGTAAGGTCAATCTCGGAAGCGGTATTACATTCGCTACGATTCAGACCATGAGCAAGCTCGACCTTGCACAGTACCGGGATTACTGGGATTGCATAATCACAGACGAGGTACACAGGGTCAGTGGTAGTCCAACAGCAGTAACACAGTATCAGAAGGTCTTGAACAGTTTGTCGGCTCGACACAAATATGGTCTGTCGGCAACAGTGCATAGGTCTGACGGTATGATTCAAGCCACTTATGCTCTCGTAGGGGAAATCGCTTACAGAGTACCCGATGAAGCTGTGGCAGACAAGATTATGAAGGTAGGTATCTTACCTGTCGGCACAGGAGTTCAAATCAGCAGAGCTTGTCTCAACACTGACGGAACACTGAACTATGCAAGATTGATTTCCTACCTATGCGACAACGAGAAGCGAAATCAAATCATCACGAACTGTATTGTGAGAGATTGTAACCACCCGAGCCTTATCTTGTCCGACAGGCTGGAACACCTCCAGTACCTTATGGAAAGTCTACCACCACAGCTTTATGAAGACGCTGTTTTCATAAGCGGCAAAATGACCACCAAAAAGGGCAAGGCTGAACGAGAACAGGCTCTTGAGGATATGAGGACTGGTAGAAAGAAATTCCTGTTTGCTACCTACTCTCTCGCAAAAGAGGGGCTGGACATTCCTTGTTTGGAGCGTCTGTACCTCACTACTCCACAGAAAGATTATGCAGTGGTTACACAGAGTATCGGACGAATCGCCCGAACCTTTAAGGATAAGGCTGACCCGATAGCTTACGATTTCGTGGACGATATAGCTTACCTCGTGAAGTCCTACAAAAAGCGATGTTCGACCTATCGAAAGAATGGTTGTTACTTCGTGGAAGGAGGTAACACATGAGACTTGTAAGTTATGACTTTGAAGTATTCGCCTATGACTGGTTGGTGGTACTCAAGGACAAAGAGACTGGTATTCGCACTCGTATTCACAATGACAATGAAGCTCTAAAAATGGCTCTCTCCGATGATTCAATCTATGTGGGATTCAACAGTAAGCATTACGACCAGTTCATCGCTAAAGCGGTGGCGGCTGGGTTTACACCACAGGAAGTAAAACAGGTCAATGACTTCATCATCGGTGGCGGTCAAGGCTGGGAATGTCCTATGCTACGAGACTTCTACTTCGCTTTCAACAATGTAGATGTGAAAGATGATATGCAGATGGGATTGTCTCTGAAAGCTATCGAAGCACATTTGGGATTGTCGGTGAAAGAAAGCTCTGTACCGTTCGACATTGACAGACCTCTTACGCCGGAAGAAATCGAGGAGACATTCTTCTACTGTGAACACGATGTAGATACCACCGAGAAGATTTTGGATATTCGTAAGGATTACTTCAAGAACAAAATCAACCTCGGAAGATTGGCTGGTCTGTCTGATGTAAAGGCTATGGGAATGACAAATGCCAAGCTGACAGCCGCTTTGCTGAAGGCAAGCAAACAGCCACACGATGATGAACGACAGTATGTATATCCCGAGAATTTGAGACGAGAGTTCATTCCCCCGGAAGTATTCGCTTTCTTCGACAAGATGTACGATATGTCGGTTTCGGACAAAGACCTGTTCAGTGGCAAGCTCGAACTGTACATCGGTGAGTGTCCTGTGACACTCGGTTATGGTGGTATTCATGGTGCAATTCCTAATTTCATGTGGGAGGAAGACGAGAATCGTAGAACCCGAAACAAAGACGTGGGAAGTTATTACCCTCACCTTTGCACAATCAATGGTTACACGAGCCGAAACATTCCTTCGCCGCAGATATACGAGAATGTGCTTGAAACACGAATGAAAGCTAAAGCCGATGGTGACAAGGCTACCGCTAATGCTCTCAAGCTGGTGTGTAACACCACTTACGGAGCTATGCTCAACAAATACAATGACCTGTTCGACCCTCTCATGGGGCGTTCGGTATGTATCAGCGGTCAGCTCTACTTACTTGAATTGGCTGAACACTGTTACCAAGAGATTCCGGGGCTACGAATTGTCCAGCTCAACACAGACGGTATCATGGTCGAGTGCGATAAGAACGACCTCGACAAATTGGACGAAATCTGTGAGGAGTGGCAGTCTCGTACAGGCTTTGAGCTTGAGACCGATTCTGTCGTGAAGATTGCACAGAAAGATGTAAACAATTATGTCGAAGTTCAGCCCGGAGGAAAATCCAAAGCCAAAGGTGGCTATCTCGTTAAAGGTATTTCCACAGTCGGTGCTTTCAATATCAACAATTCGTGCTGTATCGTGGCTACTGCTCTGAAGGAGTATTTCGTGAACGGTATACCAGTTGAGGAAACAATCAATAACTGTGACGATATTTTCCAGTTTCAGATTGTGGCGAAAGCTGGGGCTAAATACCGAGAAGCCTACCATGTTGTCGGTGATGATAAAGAGCCTGTTCAGAAGGTAAACCGAGTGTACGCAACAGCAGATACGAGATACGGTAAGTTGTTCAAGGTGAAAGCCGAAGACGATTCTACCGCCAAAATCGAAATGCTCCCGGAACACTGCATTATCGACAATGATAACCAATTAAGCATTTCCGATGTGGACAGAACTTTCTACATTGAAATGGCAAAAAAGCGTGTCAACGATTTCAAGGGTATAAAGCCCGAACGAAAAACAAGGAGGAAAAAAGAAATGGCAAACGCTAAAACAACAGCAACCCCGACCCCTACTCCTACCAATGTGTATCAGAAGCTCATGGTAGCGAGAGCAAAGTTCCTTGAGAGCGATGTTCAGAAAACAGGTAAGAATATGCACCTGTCTTTCAAATACTTCGAGCTTGAGGACATTGTACCTACTGCTATTCGTATTTTCAACGAGGTAGGTCTTATCCCTATCGTGAACTTCACAGCAGAAGTGGCAACGATGGACATTATCAACACCGATACTCCCGAAGAAGTTATCCGTTTTGAAGCTCCGTTCAATCAGATTGCTCCTATCGTGAGCAACACAGGTAAACAGGCTACAAACGAAATGCAAGCTCTCGGAAGCTCCATTACTTATATGAGACGCTATCTCTACATGATTGCTCTCGATATTTGTGAGAGCGACAGTATCGACCCTAACATCGGTAAGGGCGAAGCACCTTCCACCCCAGCTCCTAAAGCTCCGGCTACTCCCGAACAGAGACAGGAAGTAAAGCAGAATCTCACTGGTAAGGACGGAAACGCTACCCAGTTGCAGATTAAGGGCTTGAAAAATGTTCTCAAGAAGCTCAAGGACAAAGACCCGAGCAAGGAGGAAATGATTGCCAAGATTGCAGTCGAGACCGAAGGTTTCACTGTCATTTCCAAGAGTGACTGTGAAGCGATGATTGAGCGTATTACCGCTATGCTGGAGGAAGGAGAATCTGAATAATGACTGATATTAAATGGATTGAGGGCAATCGTATTCAGATTGCTCCTCCCAAGAAAACGAAGAAAATCACAGGTACTCGTTTCGCTACTATCCTCGGTCTGAATCCGTGGAGTACCCCTTTTGAAATGTGGTGTGCGATTACCAAGACCTATGAGAAGCCTTTTGAGGACACGATTTATACCATCGCTGGTAAGACAATCGAGCCTAAACAGGCGGCTTATATGAAGAAGTCCTATGGTATGGAAATCACTTCTCCTACCGATGTGTGGGGAGCTGATTACTTCAATAAGACATGGGGTGACTTCTTCCCCGAGAATCCTCATTTGGGCGGTATGTGGGATTACCTCTCCAAAGATGAAGACGGTAAGACGGACGCTGTGCTGGAAATGAAGACCACCAAGAGAGCCGAGGACTGGGAGAACGATATTCCCGAGTATTACGCTTTACAGGCGGCACTCTACGCATGGTTGCTGGGTGTAGACGATGTAATCATGGTCGCTTCTTTCCTTGAGGAGAAAGATTACTCTGCTCCCGAGAAGTTCAAGCCGAGTGCGGCAAACACCATCACTGTTGAGTTCAAGGTTTCCGAAAGATACCCCGATTTCGCAGACAAGGTGGCACAGGTGGAGAAATGGTGGACTGATTATGTGGACACTGGTATCTCTCCGGCATTTGACGAGAAGAAGGACGCTGAAATCCTTGCGGCACTTCGCACCAACACTCTCGCTCCCGACACTGACATTGACGCTTTGATTGCTGAAGCTGAAGGTCTCAAGAAAGAGCTGGACGAAGTAGCGGCTACCACAGCCGATAAGGAAAAGCGTCTCAAGGTAATCAATGACATTATCAAGGAACACGCTGTTTCCCAGTTCCGTGAGGGAGACAAAAAGGTTGAGGTTAAGGGTGCTAAATACTGCTGGACAGTTTCTCGCTCCGAGACCACTACCATTGACAAGGAAGCACTGAAAGCCGATGGTCTGCTGGACAAGTATCAGAAGAAGTCTGAACAGTACCGCATGACTGTGAAATAAGGAGGATAAACATAATGGCTAAAACAGCAAAAGAACTCACCAAAGAGGTCAAGGCTCTGCACGAAAAGCAGACCGAGGAAATGCGTCAGCTCGAACAGGAGCGTGAAGAAGCTCTCAAGACCGAGAAGTACGATGAAGGAGCTACTGAACTCAAGAATCTGTATGATTCCTATGTTCGTGCTGGTTTCACCGAGGAACAGGCATGGGAGCTGGTAACAATCATGGTGTCCAATGGCACTAAAAGAACTTTGTTTTAAGGAGGAAAATTAAAATGGCAAGAATACCCATGACAAGCGGTTTCGTAGTAATTCCCGAGGGAGAGTATGTATTCCGCATTTATGATGTAATCCATGACGTGGAGTTCGGTAAGATTGAGGTTAAGCTCGTCAATGCACAGGGAGCTACCCATACCGAACGATTCACTCTGAAGGACAAGAACGATGAATATAACGAGAAGGCTCTCAATGCTTTCAGTTATTTCGCCAAAACTGCTATGAACGATTATGCTCTCGAAGATGTAGACCCCGAGGAGCTTATCGACCACTATATCAGAGCCGAGGTCGTTCACACTACCCAGCCCAACCGAAACAATCCCGAGAAGAACATCACTTTTGCAAATCTCGGTGATAAGTCTCCGGCTGATGGCTTCGACACCGAGCCTGTCGCTCGTGCTATGACTATCGGGCGTGGTAATGGTAACAACACCCCAGCCGCACCGAAGGCTACTACCTCTGCTCCGAAGCAGACTGCTACTGCACCGAAGAAAGGTTTAGACCTTGACGCTCTGTTGGGTTAAGACGATTGCCGGGAGAGGGTTTCGGCTCTCTCCCGGAATATAAAGGAGGTTTACAAAATGCCTATGAATATCGGGCGTTCCAAAGAGGAACAGGAACGAATCGACAAGCTCGTGGCTCTCATGGGAGACCATATCGACAGCAACATCGTGTGTGAGCTGTTTGAGCGAGGATTCTTTGTAAAACCAGCGTCTATCCATCATCACGGACAGTATGAAGGAGCTTTGTTCGACCACTCCTACGAGGTCACAAAGGCACTGGTGGAAATGACCGAAAAGCTCGGTCTCAAGTGGGAGCTTCCGAGAAGCCCCTATATCGTGGGAATGTTCCATGACTTGTGTAAGCTGGACAATTACATTAAGTCCGACAATGAAGCATGGGAATACAACAATGCGACACTTCTTCCCGGACATGGCGAAAAGTCTGTTATCTTCGCCCAGCAGTTGATGAAACTGACCGAGGAAGAAATCTACTGTATTCGTTGGCACATGGGAGCTTTCGATGATAAGCAGATGTGGAACAATTACGGTAGAGCTTGCACGATGTACCCCAATGTCCTTTACACCCATACAGCCGACATGGTGGCGGCTCGTATCAAGGGAGTATAAACCAAAACAAATTTTAAGGAGGATAAACACAATGTATAAGCTCAAGAGTGTAAACGGTAGAGTAACTGCTCTGCTTCGTACTGGTAAGGATTTCGTGAAACACAGCTTGTCTGTGTCGGCGGCACAGCACATCATTGACACTGGTAAGCTGGTGGATTCTGTGAAGCCCGAGTACCCTATCTGTGTCAATAATGAGTGGTTTTTCGAGGGTGAGGAAATCAAGGAAGCTCCTGTTCAGAAGCCTACTCCTACACCCAAGAAAGGCGGTAAGCGATAATGGGTAGAGCATTTTATTCAGAGTATGTAAACCACTGTTTGAGATTCTATGTGAGACACCCTAATCCAAAGTTTCACAGTGCCGCAGACAAGAATAACTGGAACGCCTGTGAAGCCGCTTTCAAGGGTTTCACTGACAGCGAGAAAGAGATTCTGTTTTACATATACAGCGAGGGAGACACTATTCCCGACAATGTATATCAGATTGCAAAGGCGAAGGGTCTCAAACAGGACAGTGTATGGAAGCTCGTAAACGAGCTGGAAAGAAAGGTGGCAAAGAGACGTGGTTTGTTATGATAATATCCCCGAGGAATTAAAGGCTCTGAATCAATGGGTTTGTGCTTTGGACGGAACGAAAGTACCTATGCGAGCATGGGAAAACAAAGCCGCTTCGTCCACTGACCCCGAAACATGGAGCGATTTTGAGACAGCCCTTCAGTCGTACAACGACAAGCACTATGACTACTGTGGTTTCGTGTTTGCTGACAATGGTTATGTCGGTATCGACATTGACTGTGGTTACGATGAAGACGGTCTCTTGAGTGTCCTCGGTGCTGATATTATCGGCAAATGTCACAGCTACACGGAGAAGTCACGAAGCGGTAGAGGGTTTCACATACTGCTTCGTGGTACTCTCCCATTCAAGGGTAAGAACAACCTCGCTGGTGTGGAGATTTATAAATCGTCTCGCTACTTCATTATGACAGGTGATGTGCTTCTGTATCGTGAAATCGTGGAAAATCAAGAAGCCATTGACTACATAGTAGAGAAGTATTTTCCCGAGACCCGAGACAATGGAGATAAGGTAATTGTTGGTCGAGACAAGATTTATTCCCCAGTATGGGAAGAACCGATTGTAGATGGACGAGTTAAGCTACGCCCAGTCTACCCGAGAATCCCGGACGGAAGCCGAAATATCTGTCTGACCTCTCTCGCTGGTATGCTCCACAATCAAGGGTACAGCAAATCACAGATTTATGACGAGCTGTTATATGCCAACACCGTAGCTTGTGACCCACCACTTGACAGGAACGAGTTAAGGACGATATGTAACAGCGTCACGAGGTATAAGCGATAAGACAATTTCTAACACGAAAAAGATTAAAAAATTACAGAAAAAGTATTGACATTTAATCTTTAATGTGTTATATTATAATCATAAAGAGATAAGAACTTATCTCAATCAGATTAAGGAGGATTCCAAAATGGAAGTTATTAGAAAGATTACAGTAGACACAGAGTTATTCGAGCTGGGAGACATTATCTCCTTTGAACTCACCACTGGCGAACAGGCACAGGCTATGGCTGTGAGAGAAACCCCTAACGGTATGCTCTTTATGTTCGTTGACTGTCTCAAAACCGAACAGAAGATGTTTGAGAATGTAAACAAGGCAGAGGTCATTGACTACGAACACTCCGACCTTCGTAAGAAGCTCAATGGTGAAATCCTTGAGAGCTTCCCGGAAGAAATCAGAGAGCGAATGGTCGGTATGCGTGTCGGTCAGACAAATTGCTTCGATATGCTCCGTATTCCTACCGAGAGAGAAATCTTTGGTGAAAATCCTTATGGAGTGGACGAGCCGAAGTCTGTAAGACGCTTCTATGGTATGGAAGAACGCAGAAATCGTATTGCATGGCAAGGCTCAAAGACAGGCGAGTTTGAGTGGTACTGGTTGCAGAATAAGGTTGAAGATTCCGCTTCCGATTTCGCCCGTGTCGGCAGCTACGGTAGTGCGGACTCCTACGACGCCAGTTCCTCTTATGGCGTTCGCCCGGTCTTTCTCTTATCCTAATATCTCGCCCCCTTGTGGGGCGAGTTCAGAAAGGAAGAAACTATTATGAATGTAATTAGCTTATTCGATGGCATTTCTTGTGGAATGATAGCATTGGAGAGAGAGAGAGTGCCTGTCGAACGATATGTAGCTTACGAGATAGACGAATACGCTATTGAAATAAGCAAGAAAAACTACCCACAAATTGAGCAAAAAGGCTCTGTCGTAGACGCTGATTTCTCACAGTATGAGGGCTTTGACCTACTTATCGGTGGTTCTCCCTGTCAGAATTTGAGTGGAATGGGAAATGGCGAGGGTCTTTGGGGTGACGAAAGTATTTTGTTCTTTGAGTATGTCCGAGCATTGAAGGAAATTAAGCCCAAGTATTTCTTGCTGGAAAACAACGCTTCCATGAGTGCCAAGAACAAGGACATTATCACAAAGATTATGGGTGTCGAGCCTGTCCTCATTGATAGCATTGACTTTTCAGCACAGAGCCGAAAGCGATTGTACTGGACGAACATTCCAGTAAGAGACTGGTCTCCGAAGCATTACACCATCGGTGATATTGCCGAGCCTGTGGAAGCCAAGCCCGAGTACAGAATTACCGATAAGGTCGAGAAATACCTCTCCTCTGAATATGCCGGAAGAAAGATTCAGAAGAACGTGTCAGCCAAAATCAGAACCTTCGAGGAAACCAGTAAGTGTCTCGGTTGCTATTGTGGTGATTATGGTAATAACACAGGTCTGATTATCAATCATGGCGATGGTGAGTATTACAGTATCACTCCTATTGAAGCCGAGAGACTGCAAACTCTCCCCGATAATTACACAGAGGGTATTCCACCTAAAAAGCGATTCCATGCTATCGGGAATGGCTGGACGGTTGATGTGATTGCTCATATTTTCAAGGGTATCAAAAGTAACTGGCTGGACGAACTTTTGAAATAGGAGGTTCTATATGAAAGAGATTATCTGTCCTCTCCTCACGACCAACACGGTTGTAGACGAGGATAACAATATCAAAATCGGTACTCAACCTGTCTACTGTCTGCAAGAACAGTGTGCATGGTGGGTTGAGGACAAACAAAAATGTGCGGTAGCACTGACAGGAACAGGAGGTAAAAAGTGATGGGATATTTCAGAGGTAAGAATATCAAGCCCAAGCGAGGAGATATTTACTACATCGCAAATTCTAAATTCTATGCAACAGACCCCATGAACGAAGCTGGTAGACCGGGTATCATCGTATCTTCCGACAAGCTCAACAGTCATGCTGATGTTGTCGAGGTCGTGTATCTGACTACGAAGGACAAGCACCCTA